TCGGGTCTATGGCGATGCTTGGGTCTCTGGCAATGCTCGGGTCTATGGCGATGCTTGGGTCTCTGGCAATGCTCGGGTCTATGGCGATGCTTGGGTCTCTGGCAATGCTTGGGTCTCTGGCAATGCTCGGGTCTCTGGCAATGCTCGGGTCTCTGGCAATGCTCGGGTCTATGGCGATGCTTGGGTCTCTGGCAATGCTTGGGTCTCTGGCAATGCTCGGGTCTATGGCAATGCTTGGGTCTCTGGCAATGCTTGGGTCTATGGCAATGCTTGGGTCTCTGGCAATGCTTGGGTCTCTAAAGTTACCCACCTTTTTCAACTCGGAGCTATCGGATCACGGAACGGATTTACGACTTTTTTCCGGATCAAAACTAATCAAATCCATGTCGTTTGCGGATGTTTCTTTGGTAGCGTTGATGATTTCGAGAAAGCTGTTCAGGAAACCCACGCCGGAACAAAACATGAACGAACATACAAGCTGGCTATTCAACTCGCAAAAGAACAAATTGATCTCAGCGAGGCCATTGAATTGGATGAAAGCGAAGATGAGGCAGATGAAGAGTAGGCCTAAAAGTGAAAAGGGGCATTAATATATTTTTTTACCCTTTTTCACATCTTTAAAGGCAATCTTTACAGTCTATGAAAGTAGATGCGATTTAATGCCAATAATTTAACAAAAAGGAGTAGATTCTTTATGTTAAAACAACCAATCCAAACGTGCAGATGTAAACAATTCATCAACTTCCCAGAGGGTCAGGTAAAGGCTAGATGCTCTTGCGGAGCAGAGTGGCAACTAGGACCAGAAGGTTTTTGGTATATCGAGTTTGCCCCAGTTTTACCAAAGAGCCGCTTTGATAGTTTCTTCGAGAGACGCGAGAAAAGGAAGCGGAGGAAGAGATGAGTTAGGTCTCAGAAGGAATCATCCAAGGAGTAGGTGAGAGAGCGATGGCTTGGATATCAGTCCACCAGCAAATAAGGGATCACAGAAAAATTAGGGATCTATTCAGAACTCTAAAAGTCAATCGGGCAGAAGCGATAGGGACACTAACCCTTATATGGACATGGGCGATCGATAACTGTAACCAAGAGGGAGAGCTCTTGTCTGTAACAAAGGAAGATATTGCAGATGCGGCATATTGGAGGGGAGATCCCGGGTTATTGTATAGAGCTTTGGTTGAAACAGGATGGATTGATGAGCATGAAGGGAAGATGTATTTGCATGATTGGGGGGACTTCAATAAGCCTTTCTACGAATACATCAAAAAGAAAGAGAAGGATAAGCAGAGGAAAAGGTTAGAACATACTACGGATACCGCAGTAATTCCAGTGGAAATTCCACGGAAAGTAGCGGAGAATTCCAGTGGAAATTCCACGGAGTTTCACGGAGAATTCCACGTGTCACCTTCACCTTCACCTTCACCTTCACCTTCACCTTCACCAGAACTAGATATATCTTCTTGTCCGACAAACAAGTTTGCGGACGATGCAATTGAAATTTTGTTGGCACGCGAACTTTATAATTTGATACTTGAAAATAATCCTAAGGCAAAGAAGCCTAATTTACAGACTTGGGCAAAATCCTTCGACTTGATGATTCGCAGGGATAAGAGGAGTTTAGCTGATATCCGCAATGTGATGAATTGGTGCCAGCGGGACAATTTTTGGCACAAAAACATTCTATCTGCGGACAAGCTTAGGGAAAAGTTCGATCAACTGACGATGGGTATGAAACCAACTGGAAAAGCGGGTAATCCCCAACATAATCGGCCAAAATCCTTTGACGCTATCGATGAGTGGGACAAGTTAACGGAGGGATCAATCGAATGAACAAGGATGAATTTAAAAAGTTTTTCAAATACATTACCAGCGTGACGACCGACACGAATCCAAGCCCCGAAAGAACTCAAGTGTACTGGGATATCTTGAACGATTTAGATTTCAAAGTAGCTATGGTAGCGGCCAAAAAAGTATTAGCCACTCTTGAAAATCCCTTTTTACCGATGCCGGCAGTATTCCGAGGAATGGCGCTAGATGTCACAGGACAGGTTGCGGTATCTTTCCCCACTGCATACGCCGAGGTATTACGAGCAATACGCAACTTTGGATCATATCGAGAGACTGAAGCTTTAGAGAGTTTATCCCCCTTAACGAGAAAAGCTACACTGGCCATCGGCTGGAAAGACCTTTGTCTGAGCGAAGAACCGGATGTTATTCGTGGTCAGTTCAGGATGGCATACGAAGCGTTGGAACGCAGGGAGACGATGGATCTTAAAACACCTCAATCCCTGAAGGATGTCATAGCGAAGATGGACAGTAGATTTCTGTCTCCGCCAACCAAGGAAGAGGAAATTAAGAGACTTAAAAACGAGGAATGGAAAGAACACTTGGATGAGTTGAAAAAGGAAATGGAAGAGGACGACAAGGATTAGGAGGCGGACGAGCCGTGAACACTTACGCGATCACTTTCAACGGTCATATCTATAACTCGATTGGAGAAACGGCAGCAAAGTCAAAGTATGATCTTTTCCTGAATGAAGAATTCGGAGACTTTCTTAGTTTTGGGGAATTTGTTAAATATGCAAAATGCAAACTTCTCCATAAGTTCAAAGTTCAAGACTTGTTTACCAAGAATGTCGAAGGATTTAACCGCATGAAAATACTCAGAGGTATCGAGTTTGCCCAATTAGGCATGAAGACTGAGGTTAACGGAAAGCCCGGCGTAATTGTTGGATACAACAGCAGTTTAAACTTAGATGTTTGCCTTGACGGACAACATTGGGCTGGAAACTGCCATCCATGGTGGAGGATGAAGTATTTCGACAACAAGGGTGACTTGATCAAGGAGTACGGAGATTAAGGAGGTAGGCTATGCAAACCAATCCATATCTACCAGGCACACCGGATGAATACATCCAAGCAAACATGAATCTAGCTCAATACGTAGCTTGGGAATTCATCAAGAAGGCAGGAAAAGACGAGAGCCTGAAATTTGATAAAGACGACTATTTGAGTATCGCGTATATAGGACTAGTCAAAGCGTACAAAGGCTATAATCCAACGGGTTTCACCGGAACGGATGGAGATCCAATTAAGTTTTCCACCTACGCGGTGCAGAAGATTCGCGGAGAAATTCTTAGGCACATACGAGACTATGGACGCACGATCCGGAGAGGCAGAGAGAGCAGTAATTTTCTAGATGTCGATAGCTTAGATTGTCCGTTGACAGAAGGGGAAAACAGAACACTTGGAGATGTTATCGAGCTACGACATTACGATTATGGAGAACAGGTGGTTGTAAGGGATTTCCTTAGTCAGATTGGACCAAGATTGCGGAGGGTATACAAACTTAGGGAGATGGGTTTATCCCAGCAAGAGGTGGGAGACGCCATGGGTATATCGCAGGTTAGTATCGGACGAATGGAGAGATATTTGCTCGAATCAGCAAGGCAGTATGGACTCAATATGGATTTAGGGGAAAGGACAATGTATCGGGGACTGAAAGCTGTGTAAGGGGGAAGAGTTGGCCTGAATAAATCAAAGGTCGATGTTATTTGCTCAGGTAGGCGGATAAGAGGTTGGCTATTCGGAGTAAACAGTCGTGGAGGTGAACTAGGTATTGAAAAAACAAAGCATATTCAAATATGCCGAGTTACAGGAAATGCAATCATGGGAACTCGATAAAAAGATTGAAGCAGCCAAAGAAGTAATTCACGAAACATTTAAGCAGGGTAAAAAAATCGCTCTTGCCTTTTCTGGTGGAAAAGACTCAACGGCTCTATGGCATTTGATCCTTACAACCTGTCCAGAGGAAGCTAAGGATATGGTTGTTATCTTCGGAAATACGGGTGTTGAGTATCCAGAAAGCCTCAATTTTGCCCGGAAAATAGGTAAGGATTGGGGTGGCGGGAACTTCTACGAGACGAAGCTAGATCGACTGAAGGTACCACGGTTGAGATACGAAGCGCAAAAAGAAGTATTGTCACTGATCGAGGAGCGCGGAGAAATCGGAAGATACCTAAATAAGAAAGGCCGTTTACTTTCTACAGACAAGCTTAATGAAGCCGTGACTCCCGAGATGTGGGAAGACTTTCGCCAACGCAAGCTTGTTTGGGAGAAAGGAACGCTCGTCAGCTTTTGGTTCATCGCAGAGCAGTACGGCTTTCCTATCTTGGGCAAAGACGCCACAAAACTTGATGCTCCACGGATTAACATTAACGTGTTTCTGAAGTACAGCCCGGAACAGTCGAAGGGTAACGACAGATATTACGAAATGCTGAGAAAGTTCCTAGATATGAGAATATCGCATAGTTGTTGCAATTTCATCAAGGAGCGACCTTCACAAAAACTCCAAAAGAAACTCGGATGCGACACGCTCTTTCGAGGCCTGTTGGCAAGTGAATCGAGGCGCAGGACTTTTACCTTTCTCGACTATGGATTTCTGTACAATACGGCTGACAAATACTTGTACTCAAACCCTTTATCAATTTGGAATGATGTTGATGTTTGGGATTATATACACAAATTCAATGTGCCATATGCGCCATTGTATGATCTGACAGATGATGACGGTAAAAAATTGTTCGAGCGTAATGGTTGCTACACTTGTGGCACCGGCCTTGCCTACGAGGGAAATAACATTGAAATCCTACGCAAGCATTACCTGCAAAAATGGACGGCTCTAATGAAATACGGCATGGCAAGGGAAATGAAAACTTTTGCCTGTGCTATCAGTGACGACATAAAGCTAAACGCCTTAGAGCATGATTGGCTATTAGACATGAGACCATGCGCGTTCGATAGGTTGACACCGAGAAAGAATATACTCGAAGACCTACAATACGGAACGGCATTATTTTAAGGAGCGAGGACAGAGGAGGTCGGCAAGATGATTCATTATTCGAAAACTCTAACACCATCTCAAACCAAGGAAATGAATATATTCCTCCACACCTTATTACAGGCAAGTAATGTGGCGAAAGAAGCAGGATCGAAGCCTGATGTTCGTCTCTTCATGAAAGTTTGGATAGGACTTCCGATTACAGAGGATGGAAAAAAGCAAAGGAAAAATATTCAGTATCAGGATTGGAAACAGGGAAAACGTGCGGCGGGGAAATGAGAAAATTAGATGCGGATATATTTCGCCGGAGTAGACCGACCTAGTTTTTTGGAAGACCTCTGGAGATGCGGAGTCGATAAAATACTCATCTCATACGCTGATTTCAGGTCTTCTTTCACCTTGTTTGCCAAACACCTAGATAAGTATCAATTCAATATTGTGCTCGACTCGGGGGCCTACTCTGCTTATACACGAGGGATTAAATTATCAGCTACGGAATACGCAGAGTTCATTACTCGCTGGGGTAACTATTTCGAGGGATATTTCGGGCTTGATGTTATCGGAGATTTCGACCGAACTTGGGATAATCAGGATTACCTAGAATCACAAGGTCTCGCACCAATTCCGGTGTTCCACTACGGCGAGCCGTTAGAGACACTACGCATTATCACACGTCAATACAAACGTATTGGAGTAGGCGGAATGGTACCGGTATCGAACTCGTCTTTGGATAAATGGCTGCCTAGTGTGTTTTTTGACAAGGACGGGCGAGAGAGATTCCCAGGGATACAATTTCATGCGCTAGGATTGACAACTAAATTATTGCTAGAGAAATACCCATGGGACAGTGCAGACTCGACAAAATGGCTGATTGGTCGAAAATTCGGCGAAGTAATGACCGGAAGCGGAAACAGGAGGATGGCTAAAGTTGGAGAAGATTCCACGGCCGCCAATATCGAATGGCATTTAGGGCTAGAGAATGATAAGGCTAATGGTTATTTTGCGAATCTTAGATTGTTTTAAGGGGTATTCGGATTATCGTGTTGAGATAAAATTCTAGATACCCAGAAATGTAAAACAATGCTACTGAATATTTTGTATATTAAGAAGTAATTTCAAGGAGGAAAATGATTTGAATTTCATAAGTGAAGATAAAAAAACAATTAATCTACCCGTTCCTTTAGGTGCAACATTATATAGAATTATTACAGCTTGTAATGATGCTTGTATGTTGCAAGCAGAAAAATTTAACTCCGTGTTTCCCTCAAAAGAAGGAGGTAGATGTAGTGTAGACATGCCTTGCCATACAAAATTGCATTCTGCTCTGCCTTTTGTATTTGCGTTAGGTGATTTAGATTGGGTATTGAAAAAATGGCAGATTACTTGTTTTGAAACGGAAAGCGGAGCAAAGGAAGCAGGAGAAAATTTAATTGAAGCACATAAACAACAGTTGTTAGCGTTAGGGTTAAATGTTGAATAGTTAATACGCATTACAAGAATTTTATATCACATAAGGATATCTAGCTGGAAATTAAAATGCCAGTTTCAATACGATAATCCGAATAGCCGTTTTAAGTGAGGGGGTAAGTGTTGAAAGAGTACAAAATATTGCATTTGTTCGCAGGAATAGGCGGTGGTTCTCTTGGTTTTCAGCAAGCTATCGGAGAGTGGAAAGGTCTAAATGGTAGATTCCGAACACTAGCTGGAATTGATGTGGACCCGAAAGCTTGCGAGGATTACGAGTATATAACCGGAGGCAAAGCGGTCTGCATGGATCTGTTTGAACGACGCGACTTCATAGCCTTCCATGGTCAAGAACCACCGACTGACTGGAAAGAAGCAACACCCGAGGATATCGTGATAGCTGCAGGTGGAGAACATCCGGATGCGATATTCCTAAGCCCGCCGTGCAAAGGATTTAGTGGATTATTACCCCAAGCATCCGCAGCTACGGATAAATACCAGGCTCTAAATCGATTGGTAACTCGGGGGATATTCCTTACTCTTGAAGCGTTCAGGGACGACTTACCTTCAGTGATTCTACTCGAAAACGTACCACGCATACGAACACGCGGTCAGAAACTACTTAACACGATCAAAGGTATGCTCCAGAGCTACGGATACGTTATCGACGACCAAGACCATGATTGCGGAGAGATTGGCGGATTAGCCCAGCACCGGAAAAGATACCTGCTTATCGCCAGAAACAAGGCTAAGATGGATTCGTTTATCTATAAGCCAACCAAGCAGCGAGTGAAGTCAATTGGTGAGGTCCTTGGCCCCTTGCCGTTACCGGGTACCGAAAGTATGGGGCCCCTACACAGACTCCCAAAGCTTCAGTGGAAAACATGGGTTAGATTGGCCTTAATCCCAGCCGGTGGAGATTGGAGAGACTTGGAGAAGATTGCCGCCGAAGAGTATCGACTTGAGCATGTTCCTCGAGGTGGAGGATCTTTCGGAGTACAAGAATGGGATGAACCTAGCCACACGGTCACAGGGAGGGCGAAAGCTAATGGTTCCACGGCATCAAACGTTGCAGATCCTAGACTGACTGAGCGAGAAGGAAGGCACCCGGGAGTTTATCGGGTAGTTAAATTCGATGAACCAGCACCGTGCGTGACAGGGACAAGGTTTGGCAGTGGAGCAATTGCTATATCAGATCCTAGAACAGGATTTAAGGACAGTACACACACGGCTATCTACCAAGTAAACAAATGGGATAAAGAGGCTGCCACCGTTACGGGTGCTCATCGACCGAACAATGGAGCGATAAGTATCGCGGATCCAAGGATGAGTTGTTCGCCACGTTCTGGGATGATGGGAGTTCAGAGATGGGATGAACCAGGTAAGACGGTTATTGGTGCGGGGGATGTTCATTCAGGTTCGGCGGCAATAGCAGATCCGCGTATCCCGAAAGACAACGAAACATTAGATCCGCCGCCTGCGATTATTTCCTTAGACGGCACTTGGCATAGACCTCTGACAACATTGGAGTTGGCGGCACTTCAGGGATTACCAGTGATGATTAACGGAAAGCCACTGAAACTTGCTGGTAACTCAGATGCAAGATCGAGAGAGGCAATTGGCAATATGGTTCCCCCTCCAGCTGCACGAGCAATGGCAGAAGTTGTCTTACACGCTCTGTTGGTCGCATCGGAGAACGCTTGGGAAATGAGCGCAAATGATATTTGGGTAAGCCCAAAGAAATCGTTGGGAGAAATACGGACCTTGAGTTCGTGAAAAGATTGTCTTGGTCAGGAGGAGAGGGATTGATGGAAAACAACACTGCCAGACTACGCAGAAAATACCCAACCCCAGAATCGATTGAAATAGCTGCGGAGGCGGCTGGTGGCAAGGTTAATCTGGCCAGAGAACTTGGGATACGAAAACAATGCCTTACTGACTACGCCAGAAGCCTGAGACTCGGTCCGCAAACTAGGGCAAGGGGACCGCGTAAAAACAATTGCGATCTAACAGACGGCGAAATAGACGCAAGGATTAAGGAAATGTATGGTGGCCGCTACGAAGAGGTGAAGGTGTACAAGCTCACAGATGGGTATATACCTGGTCAGACTGGAACGGAAGGGTTAGAGTTTATTCGAACTGAAACCAGTCGAACCGCGCTGTCGTTGTAGTCTAGGGGTGGAAAATAAAGTAGGTGAAGAAACTGAAAATTGCAAGAGTATTCCCGAGGAAAACAAAAGCAACCCCAAATGACGATCTTGTATTCACTAATTGCCCCCCCATGTTCCCGATGGAAATTGATGAAGTCCATATATCAGTGGCCTTTACTTACGACATGGGGCAAGCGGATTGGTTAGCGATGCAGTGGAAATCGGTTGGTGTTCCAGTCAAGATGGGCGGGCCGGCATTTAATGAGCGGGGTGGGGATTTTATTCCTGGTATGTATCTTAAGTTGGGTTACACGATAACAAGCCGAGGATGCCCAAATCGATGCGTTTATGCAGATGGTCAGAAATGCATGGTACCTGAAAGGGAAGGGTATGAACTCCGAGAGTTGCCAATCAAAGACGGATGGAATGTCCTTGACGATAATTTACTAGCTTGCTCAGACGGTCATGTAAAATCTGTTTTCGAGATGTTATCTAGGCAGGAGAAACACCCTGAATTTACCGGAGGTCTTGAAGCTAAAATCCTTAAAACTTGGCACGCAGAAAGATTGCATGAGGTAAAAACAAAAAGAATGTACTTCGCCTACGACACCCCAGATGACTACGAGCCGTTAGTGTACGCTGGGAGATTGTTGCTAAAAGCAGGGTTTAAGATGTCGAGTCATATCATGTGTTGTTACGTGTTGATTGGATACAGGGGAGATACGTTCGATAAGGCGTTAAAAAGACTTACCGATACCATAAAGGCTGGTTTTGTACCGTATGCGATGCTGTTTAAGGATGAGAAAGGGACAGTAGATGAAACGTGGGCTAAGTTTCAGAGAGAATGGTGTAGACCTCAAATTGTTACAACGAAGATTGCGAAGGTATTGAGAGCCCGATCCCAAGCCACGTACTCTCAAAGCATCTAACGATGCAGATAAAGAATCGTTCCCCACCAACTGGGGAAATCGAACCCGATGAGAGGTGGACAAGCAATGGCAGATAACACCTGGGCAGAAAAAATGAAAACCTACGAACGTGAAGTATCCGCAATAAAAGTTCCTCAAGAGCCGGACAAGACGGATATAACGCGTTTGGAAAGTCAGATTGACACAATGTACTCGAAGGCACGTTTTGACCTAGCTAGAGCAAAAGCTGTCTTCGAGCGAGCCAACCGACTTTGGAAGGACACGAAGACGGAGTCGTACCTACTCGCGACAGGTACCCAAAAAGATCGAGAGGCTATGGCTGTCCAGTTCGCGAGAAAGAGAAAGGTCGGAGACTCGGATCTGACGATTGAGGATGCCCTGAACATCGCTGAGGAAAGGTATTTCTTCATGGACGCAGTGGCAGATACTCTGAGGGCAAAGCATAACTCGTTAGTAATTGCCCTCGGATCGGCGAAGTTGGATAAGGACCTAACGAGATAAGAAGGGGTGAAATGAATGGTAAAGATACGTGAGGTTAACATCTTAGAGATGGCCGGGGGGGCGATCCTAGAACAGATCAACAACGAAGCCAATAAGATCATGGCAAATATCATAGACCCAAATACGGTACCGACAGTGGCGCGTAAGTTGACGGTGACCTTGACCTTCAAACCCAACGAGGACCGCCAAATCACGCAAACCACGGCACAAGCTAAATCAACCCTTGCACCCGTTAAATCCATCGTAACAAGTATTTTTGTCGAGGAAGATAACAACGGTAAGCCAAAGGCCAGGGAGTTAACCAAGAGCGACCCGAATCAGGAATCCATGTTTGTCGAACCGGAAGTAAATGTACTGAAGCTCGTGAACAACTAAGTCCAAAGGAAAGAATTAAAATTTGAGGAGCGTGTAATTTTATGATTAAAGCAGCTATCGAGAAACTTTTAAGCCTGCGTGATGTCGAGAAGTTTGAGTTTAACGGCCATCAATTCACCAATAAGCAGCTCGTAATGGTTCCAGAAAACAAACCATCGGTATTCTCGACCAAGACCTTAGCTAGCTTAGTTGAGCTAATCGTCAAGGAATGCAACCATGAGGGCCTTAATGATCTTGTGGTGCATGTAGAAAGCCCGACAAAAGTAATTGTCTTAACTACACTACGTGGTGACTTTGAACGTTTTAATCTTTACTCTGCGGTGGCTGAATTGCCCCAAATTTCCCTTGGAAGCTTTATGGATATCGAACAAATGAACATTTTGCTAAAAAGTGCATTTGTTCAAACGGAATTAAGCGATGCGCTCATTGCTAATCTTGCCAAAATAACCGAAGAAGACATAAAAATTACGGCAGACGACGGGATCACTCAAAAAGTTACCACCAAAAAGGGTGTTCAGATGCTTGAAAATGCATGGTTGCAGCCAATCGTTAAACTAGCTCCTTTCCGAACATTCCTTGAAGTCGAACAACCGGTTTCCGAATTCTTACTCAGAGTACGCACTGGACCGGATGCCGCGCTGTTCGAGGCTGACGGTGGAGCTTGGAAGATTCGGGCTAGAAGGAATATCAAGCTGTACTTTGAAATCGCGCTTGCCGATCTGGTCGAATCCGGAAAAGTCGTAATAACCGAGTAAGTAAATACTATTTGACAGCATTGGGGCCAACTACATACCAACAGGGCCCCTCAAATCACTTAGATCGGAGGAGCAAAATGAGATTTTCATGCCACAAATCGATCTTAAACGATGCGATATCGGTCGTGCAAAAGGCTGTATCATCGAAATCATCTAATCCCATCTTTCAAGGTGTTCTTATAAATTTAGAAAATGGATACCTTCAATTTTCAACAACAGACTTAGAGATTGGCATACAACACACGGTTCAGATTATCGACACAGAGGAAGAGGGTTCGTGCGTTGTTCCGGCCAAAATATTCACGGACATAATTAAAAAACTTCCAAATTCTCAAGTCAGTATTAGTGTCGAAGATGGAACAATGACTATTAAGTACAAGGGTTCGTTTATTGAGCTACAAACCTTGCCAACGGATGAGTTTCCGCTACTTCCTGAAATATCAGACGGTGAGATAAACATCCCTGCTGAAATACTTAAAAAAGGTGTAACTAAAACGATTAAGGCGGTCTCCCTTGAAGCCAATCGACCGATTTTTACAGGGATCTTGATAGCGATCAAGGATGGAAAGATAGAGTTTGTTGCCACTGATACACATCGACTAGCTATCGTAACGAGCGACATTGATTCGGCGGATGAGTGGAAAGGTATTGTGCCAGCAAAGGCGCTTGTGGAGGCTTTGAAATTTAGCGGTGACATGAAACTGAAAGTGGCGCATGGTTCACAGTTAATTCTCGAATCTGGTCCCACTAAGATTTTTGTTCGTACGATCGAGGGTCAATTTCCGAATTACAAACAGGTTATTCCAAAGGAGTACTTATCAGCCATAAAGGTATCGAACAGTGAATTTAAAGGTTCAATTGATCGATCTACACTCTTCACCGATGGAGAATCAAAGGTTATTAAGCTGAAGGGATCAGATAGTATTTCCATAGCCGGAGCAAGCCAAAAGGGGAAGATTAACGAGCGTATCGACGTAGAACACAGCGGAGAAACGATTGATATTGCCGTTAATGCTCGATTTATCATAGATGCCTTGGACTCAGTTGGGGAAACGGTAGAGATGGAGTTTAACGGGATGTACTCTCCGGTCTTGATTAGGGATGAGGGATATATTCACATTGTGTTACCGGTTAGGGTGGCATAGATGTTTGGTGCAACTGAATTTTATCCTACTCCACCAAATGTAATCCGTAAAATGCTCTCTGGAATCAAGCTTGGAGAAATAAAAACAATACTTGAACCAAGCGCAGGAAAAGGTGATATCGCAGAGGCGATCAAGGAACGTACGTCCAATAATTGTAGTAATTATCGACAAAAAATTGATACCGTAGAAATCGACGATAATCTTCGCCACATTCTCAAGGGTAAGGGATTTAGAGTTATTCATGACGATTTTCTTACACTTCAGACATTTAAGGCCTACGATGCAATCATAATGAATCCCCCATTTTCAACAGGTGACAAGCACCTCCTCAAGGCCTTGGAGATGCAAAAAGACGGCGGCAAGGTAGTTTGCTTACTAAACGCTGAAACGGTAAGGAATCCCTATTCTAACATCCGCAAAGACCTCTGTCGTAAGTTGGACGAATACGAGGCGGATATTGAGTTCATGGACGGAGCATTTGCTGATGCAGAACGAAAGACTGACGTAATGATTGCTCTAATCAAGGTTGATATTCCAAAAGCTGATAAGCAAAGCGTTATTCTCGAAGGCTTAAGGAAAGAAGAAATACACAAGACGCAGGAGAAAAGTTCCCAATCTGTAACAAGTGCTGATTTTCTAAGGAGAATTGTCGAGCAATACAACTTCGAGGTTAAGGTGGGTATCAAATTAATTAACGAATACTACGCCATGAGGCCGTTCTTCCTTGTTTCTAACAAAGGAAATAGTTCTCCTATCCTTCACTTATCTATTGACGAGAACGATGATCCGCCAACTATGCAGGATGCTTTTATCGAGAAGGTTCGCTATAAATATTGGGAAACACTATTTCAATCCGATGTATTTGCCAGTTTATTCACATCTTTATTGCAGAAGCAGTACATGGAGAAAATCAAAGAACTTCAGGGTTACGATTTCTCGCTCTACAATATCTACCAGATCCGAGAAGATATATCCAAGTTGATGATGAAGAGTGTTGAGAGTACCATTCTTGCCCTGTTCGAGGAGTTCTCCAACAAGCACCATTGGCATGATGAAATGTCTAAGAATATTCATTTTTACGATGGCTGGAAGACAAATAAGGCGTGGATCATTAACAAAAAAGTCATTATTCCTTTGAAGGGGTTTAATGATATTCGCTGGGGAGGAGAATATACACCCAACGATTACCAAGTGGTAAGTAAATTGAGGGATACTGAAAAAGTTTTCAACTACCTTGATGGCGGGCTTACGGAACATATCGAACTGAAAGAGATTCTTGATAAGGCTCGTAAGGAATTGCAAACCAAAAAGATCCAACTCAAATACTTTACCGTGACGTTTTTCAAAAAGGGAACCTGCCATATCGAGTTCACGAATCTCGACATCCTCAAGAAGTTCAACCTGTTCGGAAGCCAGCGTAAAGGATGGTTGCCTCCTAGTTATGGTAAGGCGCAGTACAAGGACATGAGCAACGAGGAAAAAGCTGTCATAGATGGATTTGAGGGAGAGAAAGAATACGAAAGGGTTTTGGAAAAACGGGACTATTTCATTTACAGTTCAGAAAACTTACTGATGCTTTCAGGCGAGGAGAGTGAAACTTGATGTTATTTGGACTAGGTTTATTCCTTGGCGGCGTGATCGGGATGATAACAACTGCACTGATGGTAGCGTCGAGTAGGTCAGACGAGGAGGTTGGGAAGAGCTATGAGTAGTCGAGAGATTAAGTTTCGGGCATGGGTTGAATGTAATTCAGACAATATACCGTCGTACATGAATTATCACCCTGAATTCCATGGAGATATCAATGATATTTTCAAAAACAGTGGGGTTAAGCCAAGGGGACCGTATGCATCAAAAATAACTTATTTGCAGTTCGCTGGGGTTTGCGACAAAAACGGCAAGGAAATATACCAGGAAGATATTGTTAAATATTCGTATATAAGCCCGTTGGATGGAAAAGAAAAGTCTTATATACGGGTTGTGAAATACAAGAACGGAATGTATTGGTTACGGCATATCGGAGGGTTAAAGCATTACGATGCCTCTTTGTTTTTGAAATTTACCCAGATCGAAGTCATCGGTAATATCTTCGAACACCCAGAGCTCTTAGGGGACCCTAAATGCTCATAACAATCCCCGGCCGCCCGATCCCAGCTGTCAGAATGACCGGCCGGGGTAAGTTCATCAAACCTGCGGCGGCCAGATACCTTGCTTATAAAGAGCAGATAAGTTGGACGGCATTAAGCCAGACGCGAAGACCGATTTTTAATCCAGTAACCGTGAATGTCAAAGTGTACCTACATGGCGTCTCTACACCGATGGGCTTGGATGGCGACGTAGATAATTATTTGAAAAGTGCATTAGATGGTTGCAATAAAGTCGCATGGATTGACGACCGACAGGTGCAGAAAGCTACGGTTGAAAAGATACCTTGTCAGCATGAAAAGCAAGAACGGATGGAAATCGAGATTTGGGAGGTTGAGTCACCATGAGTATAAAGATCACACCACATAAGCCGGGAGACAGGGGGATCGCATGTATGCCCTTGAAGCGCAATATACCGGACGCTAGTCGACACAAAGATTGGAAACTTGTTACCTGCCCAGTGTGCGGTGCTGAATGTTGGGAATCAGATCTCACGCGTCAGGTTAAGGCTCAGGGTTGTACTGCAGCTTGTACGGAATGCGCATTACGGGCAGGCATTACAGAGGGAAGCTAGTCGTGGCCTCGGGTTGTATCGTTGACACTTGTCCTGTATGTGACGACCTTGTTTGGGAAGACGAGTGGAGGATCTTCGACAACATCATCATGCACTCTAGGTGCACATCGGATTATCTTAAACGCCGACATGGCATGAACGAGAGTCAGTTTCTTAAACTATGCGGAGCCCAAGAGCTTCGACAAGCGATATCGGACACACGGTTAAACCTAAAGGACTCTATGGATTTCTATACTAGGAAACTTAAAGGCCTTGAGAATGAACTTACAAGGATAGAAACGGAGGGTAAAGCATGAAAACCTGTGAAAATTGTGGTAATCATGAAAAACCGGAGTGCGAAAGCGATTGCACTCCAGAAAATCAGAAGGGGTGGGAACGAAAGGAAATTTGCACCGATTGTCAGAGGGTGAATTGCAACGGCACATTATGCCTCCACAGAGAGTGGTTTATACCCAAGGATGATGAAGTTTCCAAGGATGAATTTATATCCTTTGACCGCCTTAATGGTCTCTACCCAACTATCGAATCATGCACTTATAAGCTAATCGAAGAGTTGGGAGAGTTGCTCCAAATTATCAGTAAAGGTAATCAGATGAGCGGAGAAAAACCTAGATTAAAAACAGGTGAAAACAATCCGCTCAGGCTAATTGAAGAAGCCTTTGATGTAGCCCAGAGCGCAGTAACGATGATTTATGCTATTGCGGATAAGTTTGGCATTTCGGTTGATGAACAGCAGAAATTACACGAGGAGAAGTTGATAAAGAAAGGATATTTGGTGGAAAAATGAGTAATGAGGGATGCGCTAATTCAACCAAGTTCGCGAATAAACTCCTAGTCATCAACGACCTGTACTATGCAGGGACAAGCAAGGACCTAAGCGCCAACCGATCTGATGCGGTAATTATCAAGAGCCAAGATGCTCTCTACACCATTCTAGGGGCCATACTCAGCTCGGTTATGCGAGGGAAGATAGTCCTTAAGCGGATTGAGGTTATTAAGGCGAAGGAGGGGGTGCCTTGCAATGATGGAACCTAATCAAATGCCAGTAAACCAAGAAAAGGTTAAAGAAATTCTGGCTGGAATGTCAACCAAAAAGGCATGTGCACTCTCAATGATTAGTGGCGGATATATTCCGTGCAAAGAGGAAGGATGCGCTTGGTGGGTATCTAGCACAGGGATGTGCGTAGTTAAAGATTTAGCTCATACTCTGAAGTTGATCGTGGGAGGCAAAGCAGATGCCTTGTAAGTGCCTAACCTCCTGTAAGGGACAAGCTTGCGTATGCAATGACTGCAAAGGTAAGAAAGACTGCAAATATGTCTACACTGGGGATTGTCGGTGGGATGAGATAAAAAGGAGGAAGCAAGCGTGAATAATCCGATATATGTACCAAAGGGAAGGGCTGGAGAATATGCGGATTTTGCTTTAAATATTTACACTTCCTGTAATCACGGATGCTGGTACTGTTTCAGTAAAAAGAACTTCGAGCGTTGGCGCCCGAATGAAACCTTTGGAGAAGACGTAAAGCCGCGTGAGGGAATAGTTGAGGCTACCAAAAAGCAATTATCCAAAGGTAAACACGCAGGGAAAACTATCATGCTCTGTTTTACCTGTGACCCGTACCCTGCACTAATCGACACATCCGTAACGCGTGAAGTAATTATGGCCATTAAGGAAGCAGGCGCTCATGTTCAAATCCTCACCAAGGGTGGAGATCGAGCAAGGAGAGACTTTGATCTCCTTGATTCGGAGGATAGTTTTGGAATCACGTTAACCTGCTTATCGGCGAAAGTTGCAAATGAACAGGAGCCATGTGCGGCATCACCAGCAGAAAGGGTTGCGACGTTGCAGGATGTCGCGAAAGCAGGAGTTAAGACTTGGGCAAGCTTCGAGCCGGTTATCAACCCATCGGAAATATTAGAGGCAATAAAAACATTGCCGTCTATGGTTAGGCCTGACACATTGTTGAAAATCGGAAAGTTAAATCATTTTAATTGGAAGAGTTCAACTGATTGGAAAATGTTCGGAACTGAAGCAGAACGAATCTGCAAAGAAAAAGGTTGGAATTATTACATCAAAGAGGATCTAAGGTTAGAGATGAACGGTGGCTCCAATGCCTAAACAAACCCCAACCATCTTCAAAAAGCTCAGAATAGCCTACTGGCTAATGACCAACCAGCTAAACTGCGGAATCATCCAAGAATGCGGAGTTTGCGGCAGTATCAAGATTGTTGGCGTTAAAGCTAAGGGGAGAAAACGAATTAGCAGGGCTAAGTACAAATGCCTAAACTGCGGATCCGTTGCAAACGCCAAAGAGAAATGGAGGGTTAGTAAATGAGTCAAGACCCGAAAGCGTGTTCTAGTTGTGGTGCGACAGTAATCTATACCTGCGGATGCAAGCAGTGCCCCGATTCGGCGTGTGGATGGAGTCAGTGTGGATAAAGCTGTGGACTTAATGTGGATAAAGGGGCAAAGGCGAGGCTAAGGTGGCTAAGCCTTGCTCTAAAATCCAAAACGCCTATAAAAAGGTAGATGAGCGGGATGGTGGAGTTTGCCTCCATCCCGGTTGCGGAAGATCCCAAGACACGAATCACCACCACATTGAATTGCGTTCCGAGGCAAGAGACAGGGTTACTTGTGTGGAAAATATTATTACTCTTTGTTATGCGCATCACCAAGGGAACGAAGGGCCACACGAGTCTTCGTACTGGCGAGAGCATTGGAAACAGTGGCAAGTGGAGATGTACCCATACTACATGCCCAAGGCTGAACAGAACGAAATGGAACGACTGAGACTCAAACGTTTCAAGGATCCTGGGGTGGCGGAAAGGCTCGATGAATTGGAGGAAAAGTGGCGGAGGTGGGAAGAGTGCAGGATAAAAGTATGATTCTGGATAACCTAGCCTTTCAGCGCGTGGAACTTGAAAGATTCCAAACAAAGGTTGGTGCGATTGAAGCTGAAATATTTAGACTAGAAAAAGAGTTGCACCACATGGGAGAAAGTCTGAAAAACCCAAGGGCTTGCCTAAACCCCATTGCATTCGCAGCGAAGAAGTGCGGGGAATGTGGATATAGCGGACCGTGTTCCTACATTGGTAAGGGAGACTACGGAAGGTTCAAGCTATGAAGACCGCAACATACAAGGGCGAGCTATACACGGTCGGAAAGAAGGAGGAATAAGGGAAATTGATCTACAGAATTTTAGATACGGTCAGCCGAGTCAGCGTTTTCGCGTTCCTATTCTGCCTCCTAATCATGGCGCAGAAGCATATCCTTTGGTTGTTCTTCTCAGACCTTAAGGCATGGGGAACAATCGGGAGATTTTATGTCTACGAATTGGTGATTTCTGCAGTTGCGATATGCTTTATCTACTGTTTTGTAACGATTAGCTCGCCTTGGGAAAAATATATCAAGTAGGGGGAGGAAAATGAAATGTACGACAAGGAACAAATTTACGATGAGAAAATTAGCCCGTTAATGGCGCAGATTATTGAGATTTGCCAAGTGAATGATATGCAAATGGTGGCTAGCTTTTATCTAAAAGAAGCAACTGAAGATGAATATGATTTAATGTGTACGAGTTGCTTGCTTCCGAAAGATGGGCAAAATAAAACATTAGCAGGGGCTATGCATGTAATACAAGATGGTTATGTAGCTCAAAAACCTTTCGTAATGGCGATAACAGTTCTTAAGGGGACCAACCTATGAAATGCCCAAACGAAATCAGAGAATGCCCACACGGTTGGACTGACTGCTCGCTGTGTGCTAACCTCATAGTCTGTCAAGCTGACACATACGTACCGGAACCGGAACCTATCGAACAGGACCCAGATCTTATATCTGAGCTCACACCTGGTCCTGAAGAACTCACGGCTGACTTAGGTATTGTTATCCCTTCCGTGCGAGGGACTTGGGCTGAGAGACTGAACGCAATGACCGAGGATGAGCGATGGCAGGAGTATTACAAATATCATCCAGAGGATTTAATCTCCAAGGAACCGATTACGTGTTTAAGTGGACCGGTCGTACCGGGCGGAGGAAGCAAATCGAGAGTACCGAAAAAACCGCAGAGGAAAGTCCCGGAGTACATGAAAATTCTTGGAATGTAGCAAATTCTCAAGCATAACACACTTGAATAAGCTTGACTAGTCATGATATAATACCTCTTAAGAGGCATGCCCAAAACGGCGTTGCCTCTTAAATAGCAAGGTGGCGGAATATGTAGACGCTAATCAATAAGACAAGTTAACTGTTTGGACAAGAAAACGTCCTAAAACAGCCAAAGCATTGCAAGCTTGCAAAATATCGGCACTTATTGAGTTGTTCATGTATGGTGTAAATCCATACCCTTGCAATCATAAACAAATTACATGTGGTAGCTCAGTGGTTAGAGCTACGGGTTGACTGTTGTCAGTCACAAAAAGGCCCTATGTCGCAGGTTCAAATCCTGCCCACAACAAACTCAAGACACTTCCAACTCGGAGGTGTCTTTTTCCTATGCCAAACAGATGGGTGCGGAGAAATCCGCGCTCGGTGTCATATTCCCTCCTCCTCTACTTGGAGCGCTCCTAAATTGGGGCGTTCGCTTTTTTATACTTATAAGGCGGTGATGATTACCGTGGGTGAAATGGATAAACCCCAATGTAAACACTATTCCCCTATCGTACCTGTCAGGCAATATTGCGGAAACTGCGCAAAAGGTATAGGGGTATGGTGCGATGAATACCTCGCCGCGTACAAGGAGTACGAGACAACTCGTAAGTTTAAAGCGCTTGATATGCTGATGCGGACGAATCGGGGGATTAGATTCCCTGAATAACAAAACAAACTCCAATGGGGAGGTAGTGAAGATGTAGTATGGATTGGATAGTAATACGACAGGAATATGAATCGACTGATATATCGTTAAGTGATTTGGCCGAGAAACACGGCTTGAAATATCCCACAGTTAAAAGCAGGAAGCAGCGCGAGAAGTGGGAAAAGGGTGCATCCAAGAAAGATGCATCCAAAGGCAAAAAAGATGCGTCCAAAGATGCATCCAAAAAAACGCAGGGTGCATCCAAGGATACGAAGGGTAAGCGAGAACCAAAGATTAGAATAGATGTAAATAATAAAGAAATAGAAACTAATGAAAGTCCTGAGCTCACCGATAAACAGCGTATTTTTGTTTCTGAATACCTCATTGATCTTAATGCAACTCAGGCTGCCATAAGAGCGGGGTATTCTGCTAAAACAGCAAACAGGATTGGTCCGGAGCTACTTGGCAAAACTTGTATTCAAAAATCAATTCAAGTAGCAAAGGACGAACGTCTACAACGTAATAAAATCACCCAAGACCGGGTGTTACAGGAATATGCCAAAATAGGATTTGTCGACATAAAAGACTTTCTTAGGTTCGGAACAGAGAAAATCGTTATAGAGACAGACGATGAAGGTAAACCTGTTTGTGATTATCAGCAGGTAATCGAAATGAAGCCCAGTGAAGAAGTTGATGGAACTATAATTCAGGAGGTATCCATATCACCCAAGGGAATATTCACATTCAAGCTACATGATAAAATCAAGGCCCTTGACGCACTATCAAAACACGTTGGGTTATTTGCAGATCACCACAAACGCCGGATCGAGGATGAGAAACTTAAGCTTGACCAGGCCAAGTTTGATATGGATAAGGCAAAGGCAACCGGTGGGGGCGGCATAGATGAAAGTATCCAGAAAATACAAACTCTCGCCCAGTTACTTAATAATCCTGCACCTAATCGAAGCATAAAGGATCTTGAGAGCGATGAGTGAGTACGCGCCATTCAGTCAAAAGCAAACCGACTATATAAGCAAATGCCTGCAGGACGAATACTGGCTCTCGGTCGCCGAAGGCGGCAAGCGGGCATCTAAGAATATTATCAACATAATCGCATGGTGCACCATCATTGAAAACCATCCCGATAAACTACACCTTGCTGCTGGTGTCTCGGTAGCGACCGCCAAGCTTAATATAATCGACAGTGATGGATTTGGTGTCCTAAATTACTTCAAAGGTCGTTGCAGACAGGGCAAGTACCAAGATAAAGATGCAGTTATCATTCAAACTGTTACAGGGGAGAAGATAGTACTTATCTCAGGTGGTGGCAAAAACGGAGACGAACGGTTTATTAAAGGGTTAACCCTCGGGAGTGTTTATATCTCGGAGGTTAACGAGTGTGCCCAATCGTTCGTAAAGGAAGTATTTGACCGCACCTTATCGAGTAGTAAACGCAAGTTGTTGTTTGACCTTAACCCCAAGGCTGAATTGCATTGGTTTTATGCAGAGATACTTAATGTTCATCAAGATAATAATCTCAAAATCAGAGATTACGGACTGAATTATGAGCACTTCACAATAGCTGACAACCTTAGCCTTTCGGATGAAAAGATAAGAAAGGCATTAATAAGTTATGACAAAAAATCAGTCTGGTACCAAAGGGATATCCTAGGCCTGAGAAAAAACGCGGAAGGCGTTATCTACTCAGGTTTTTGTATTGACAATCAGTATGAAGATGGCCTAAATTGGCGCGAAGATGGCACCGGTGGACCCGACTTAAACCTGTATTATACTCGTTGGTACACAATCGACTATGGAACGATTAATCCCTTTGCTTGCCTTGAGATCGTCGAACAGACCATCGAACGTGTAACCAAATATTATGTGGTTGATGAGTATTATTATGATTCCAAAAAACACAACAAGCAGAAAACAGATGCCGAATATGCAGATGACCTGAAGAAGTTTATAGGCGATAAGAGATACTCAGGGATTATTATCGACCCGAGCGCGGCCAGTTTTAAGGCAGAGCTAAGAAAACGCTCGCTCAAGGCTCGCGAAGCAGATGATCTTATCAACGCAGATAACGAAGTCTTGAATGGTATCAGATTGGTTTCGACACTGCTACATGTCTTAAAGCTGTTTGTTAATAAACGAAAATGCCCAAATTTACTCAAGGAATTCCCCGCTTATATTTGGAATGTAAAGTCAGCCGAAAGAGGAGTAGAAGAACCAGTCAAGGAGTCGGACCACTGCCTTGACGCACTGAGATATTGGGCAAAAACAATCGTTAAATATTTTAAAGCATAGAGGAGGTGATAACTTGAGTAAGCGAAACAAAAACAGAACACAGCGAGTGCAAAAAACCACACCTCCACCCACTTCACCTCATCGCGGCTCAGCCTTCGACTCCTTCCAAAACCAACTCGCTCGCCTCGGCAGTGCATCCAACAACATCATCTCAGCCGCAACATATCCCCTAACTCGTCTAACTCGTAACTACACCCTCATGAACTCCCTCTACCGTAACTCGTGGATCTGTAATAAAATCGTGAACATTATACCGGAGGATATGTGCAAAAACTGGTATGCGATCACCGCGGAGCTTAAGCCTGAGGAAACAGACAGGATTCATAAACTGGAACAGCGCACAATGGTTAAGGAGAAAATACTCGAAGGACTTTACTGGGGACGACTCTACGGCGGTGCAGCCGCCATCATAGTTATCGATGGTCACGAAGATAAGCTCGATACACCCTTGGATTACGAAGATATCATGCCCGACTCGTTCTGTGGTCTTATGGTCGTTGATCGATGGTCGGGTATTTATCCATCCTTAGAATTAATCACAGATCACCGTGACCCTGAAATGGGATTACCAAAATATTATGAGGTCAGAGACCACGCATCCGATCGATCTATCTCCAAGGTCCATCACTCTCGCGTACTCAGATTTATAGGTAAGAAACTCCCCTTCTACGAGGAAATTACCGAGATCCACTGGGGTAGCTCAATCATGGAGCATGTTTATGAGGAGTTAGTTAAGCGCGACTCCACATCTTGGAATATAGCTTCTTTGGTGTTTCAGGCTAACCTCTTGGTGAACAGGATAGAGGGAATGGATCAGATGCTCGCTGCCACAGACCCTGAAGTGCAGGCAAATTTCTATAACGTCAAATCTGCGCAAAATCAAATGCGCTCGAATAACGGCATGATGATCATCGGTAAGGATGAAGAGATAACTCCTATTCAGTATACCTTCGCTGGACTCTCGGATATATCGGACTCACAAATGATGGATGTGTCGGGCGCATCGGATATCCCGGTCACAAGATTGTTTGGTCGGTCTCCGGCCGGAATGAACGCAACCGGCGAGTCCGATATGCAGAACTATCGCGACATGTTGGGGCAGCAGCAAGAGACGAAACTTAAGCCTGCGATTAATAAGGTACTGCCCGTTATGTTTATGTCAGAGTTTGGGTACATTCCAGACGATCTAGATATTAAGTTTAATCCTCTTGCAACTCCTACTGAGGATAAGGTGGCAGAGATTGTTGAGAAGAAAGTCGAGTCGGTCGTTAAGGCGTTCAGTGCCGGGATAATCAATCAGAAAATGTCCTTGACAGAGTTACACGAGCTATCGTACACAACGAGCATGTTTACCTCGATCACGGATGAGGATATTGAAAAGGCAGATGATTCGTTTGGTATGGGGGATGAGTCGATGGGGGATGTTGGGTTTGGGGATGGACCGGCACAGTCGGTAAATTCTGGTAGTGATGACGACTGATGGACAACAATGAATGGTCCCCAAAACGCCGCCTAGAACTAAATGTTCAGCGTGCCCTAACGGACAAAACACTTACCTTGCAGAATGCAATCGAAGGACTCACTGATCCAGTCGATATTACTAACGTAGTTCGTGGTTGGTTATCGAATATGACCTTCCACCAATTTGCTGATGATCTAGCTAGTAAGTTAGTCGCTGGTGTGCTCAACTCGGGCAATAAGACTTGGCGGCAAGCGGCCCGCGAGTCATCGAATGGCCGGGTGATCTACGAGGCCCTACGAAAAGAAATGCAGGGACCTGTCGGCATGGAGGTACACGCTCAATTTAAGCGCAATGCCGAAATTATTAAGTCTATGCCGATGGACATTGCTGATCAAATGACGAAGTATATCGGTGAAGAATCTATGAAGGGGCGTAGGGCTAGTGCGATAGCCGAGGATCTTATCGCCAAGTTTCCTGATGTAACTCGCAAGAAGGCAGCGTTGATAGCTAGAACTGAGACAAGTAAAACCTCGACAGCGTTAACTAGGGCAAGAGCGGAGAGCGTTGGGATACCTGCATATATCTGGCGCACGTCAGAGGACGGAAGGGTAAGAGACTCTCACAGACACATGGACGGCGTGATTGTATTCTGGCGTAATCCACCATCTCCTGAACGGTTGATTGGCAAGAAAAACCCTCCGGCACCATACCACGCAGGGAATATTTATAATTGCAGGTGCTATCCTGAGCTGATGGTTAATTTGGATTATGTGCAATGGCCCGCGAAGGTTTATTATGGCGGGGCGATAACAAGGATGACGAGAAGTCAGTTTGAAAAGATAGCGTAATTATTACCAAACACCTCCTCCCGAGGTGTTTTTCTTATACCCATTTTTAGGAGGTGACCACTATGACAGTCGAAGCCGCAATAGGTCAAAAAGCTGAACTATACGGTTTATCAACAGACGATAAACCCACCGTCAATGTAAATCCTGGTTCTAGTTTTACTGAATTAGATACGAGTAAGATTTATATATTTGGCAACGGCGAGTGGTATTTTACACAAGTTCTTCCACGAGCGTAATATTTGAAAGGCGGTGTCTCTCATGAAACCATCCAGATCACCCACTTAACACTTTACCTAATCGTCACAAAACATAAGGAGGTAATTAAGCAATGCCAGATTTGAACGTCGGAGTAGAAACTCTTGGTTTAGGAATCAGCACATCAAATCCTTTCCCCGTAAAAGACACAAACGGCGGTAACGGAGCAACTGGGATTACCATACCAACAGGCGGGCTCGGGATCCTTGGATGGTTAAGTGGTATTTATAGTCGCTTAGCAGGGGTAGTAATTGCCGCAGGATCAGCCCTTATCGGTTCGGTTACCATTACAGCCAATTCCGCTTTGGTGAGTACAGCTAACCCTATGCCAGTGGCGTTAGCTTTGGTAAGTACTGCGGCTCCCAGCGTGCCAACCGTATTCAACGTAACACTTACTAATGCAGACACGGAGTATTCACAAGCCCTCCCTGCTGACACAAAAAAACTTCTTGTCTCAATTCGGAGTGGCGTTGTCGGAGACAATTATCGACTTGCGTTTGTTACTGGCAAGGTAGCAACGCCTACCGCACCTTACGTCTACTTAACCGAAGACTTACCGTACAGCGTAGAGGGCGTAGATATTGCCGAAGGAACCTTGTACCTAGCATCGTCTCAGGCGGCTGTTGTTGCTGAAATAACTGCCTGGACATAAACCGTCTGCCGTAAGGGAGGTGTAACACGTTGAATTATTACGGCGACAAAATATCTGAGAATATGGCGCTTACGCCAGAATCGTTCCTGATCTGCTCAAATGTTCCAATCGGTAGAACTGGTTGGATGAGATATCTCGGACAAGAGATTCCTTCTGACTTCGGGGAGCCAATAGGCGTATGGGTGGAGGTATACCGAAGTCCGGAGGAGTTATTTAGCCCCAATACAATTGCAAGCTTCGAAGGGAAATCGGTCACCAATACACATCCTACATCGTTACTCGACATCAATTCAGCTCCCATGACCGAGCGTGGCCATGTCCAAAATGTTCGCCGTGATGGCAATTTTTTAGTTGCCGATCTCTTTATTAAAGATGCTGGACTTGTATCTGAGGTGCAAAACAAAATCAAGCGTGAAGTATCCTCTGGATATAACTGCTCATGGCACAAGATCGGAGAAGGAAAATATGAACAAAGGGAGATAACAGGTAATCACGTAGCTGTTGTTCCTGCCGGACGAGCTGGATCAGAAGTGGCGATTATGGACTCATTACCTGGTGATTCGCTAGAACAGCAAAAAACAAAAACGGGAGGTAAAAAAACTATGCCTGCAAAGATCACCAAGAAACTGTTGGCGGCAATTGGATTTAAGCATTATGCCCAAGACGCAGAACCGGAGGACATCGCCAAGGCTATGGATGCGATGAATGAGGATGATCCGGAAAAGAAGGAAACTAAGGACGCAGATCCAGAGGACAAGAAAGATCCAGTAAAAGATGCTGACCCCGGGCAGGGCGCTCAGCTTATTGACATGATGAATAAAGTCCTTGACCGCATCGAAAAGTTAGAGAAACGTGAAGAAGCCCAACAAGGTGAATCAGCCGACTCGGTTATGGATGCCATGGAGAAGGATCTCGACAAGCCAGCCGAGGATGCTGACCCAGACCCAGAGAAGGATAAGGAGTCAGCCAAGGATGCCGACCCGGAGAAAGGGCCAGCCAAGGGAGCCGCTGCCGACTTTGTACTCCGTAAGTTTGTGCAGGACATGAAGCCAGTCATTATGGCTATTCCTGATGAGAAAGCACGCCTCAAAGCCGCAAAGAGCTTCAGATCAGCGGTGCAAGATCAGCGTGCCTACCGTGCATCAAGTGGTTATGGGGCTATAATCCAAGCCGTGGCCTCGAATAAACACGCCGCCATAGACGCTCACGTGACTCAGCAACAATCCGTCGGAGAACGAGCCGAAGCAGCAGCTAAGGCTTGGAACACTCAGGGCGAAACTATGAAGGGTGGTAAGTAAGATATGCCGGGAACAGTTATCGGACATAACCTCAGCCTAGGTTTTGCAGGCAAGGTATCCCGCAACCCATTCACTAAAATTAATGCCCGTCAGGTTAAGTCAATCCTCGATGGAAATGGACTTGAAACTCAGTCTGCCATTCCCTTTGGTGCAGTCGTTGTGACTAATGCAGATAATACCTATTCTCTCTTTGGGGAGTCAGGAACCGGTGTATCCGCTGCTACTCTCGCTAACTTCGGCGGTATTGCCGTATCCGAGGTCAAGCAATCCATGACCTATGGATATGGTGCCGACGTAGGCGGTAATGGTCAGTTCGAGCCAAATACGCCGTGTGATGCCCTTCAGGTTGGAACAACTACCATTATCTGTACAGAGGGAACTCCAACCGCAAATGGACTAGTGTACCTCGTGACGGTTGAGGGCACAACCTCCCCTGTTGGCGCGTTCGTCGCTACGGCAACCCCAGCGGGTGGAACCGCTATCCAGCTTACCAATGCTCGTTTTACGAACGGTAAAATGGATTCGGCTACGGGCATTACTGAAATAGTCTTGACATCCCAATTAAACGCATAAGGAGGGAATAGGATAACATGAATAAAGCATTTAACCCAATCTATAAACAGACAATGGATGCAATTATGCAATCCGGAAAGCTAGGAGCTGTATTCCCCAGCGCTCCCGGAGTAATATACGGTCCTGGTATGGACGCAGGTGGAACGAGCACCGGTCTAGTGTTTCTTGCAGGTGAACTCGAAAAGCAAGACCCTCGCTTGCTCGAACCGCTGACCACTATTACCGCGCCCCGTGACATCGATATGAAGGCTGGAGGAGGCTGGACATCGATCACCTCCAATGTATTCGTCGATTATGCTATGTCCGGGTCTGATGAAGACTCAATCATTGGCAGCGAAACAAATAACATCCCAGTCAGCCAAGCCAACCTCTCCAAAGACGTATTTAAGGTCCACACGTTTTCAGAGATCCTTCGTGCCCCGTTATTTGACGAGCAGAAGCTTCAGCAAATCGGCAAGTCGCTCGCAACGATTTTGGATGATGGCATTCGTTTGCACCACTCTAAAATGATTGACCGCAACGTTTATGTTGGTATTTCTAAAACGGGTACCTACGGACTGATCAATAGTCCTCTTATTACTGCGTCAAGCGCAGCAACTGGAGCATCAGGGTCCAAGCTTTGGGTTAATAAAACCCCTGTTGAAATAATGAACGACGTTAACCAAATTCTGACTCAGACGGTTATCAACTCTGGGTGGTCCTTAGATGGTATGGCGAACCGCATCTTGATCGACTGGGCTAATTACGCATACATTGCCAACACACCCGTAACGATTGCAGGGACGCAATCTATCCTTAATTACCTCTTGGAAAACAACATTGCCACTAATCAGGGTGGGGAACTCAAGATTTTCCCCTTAAGCTGGTGCACTGGTGCCGGTGTAGGTGAGACTCAGCGGATGATTGGTTATCGCAAAGCCGAGAATCGCGTGAACATCGACCTTACCGTCCCATTGTCTCGCGTAATGACCGCGCCGAATACTGGGACCGTGAGTTACGAGACCGTATTCGCATCTCAGTTCTCGCAGGTAAAATTCCTCTATTACACCTGCGCAGAGTATGTAGATGGTATCTAGGCCCTAGCCCTAAAACATAATAAATAACAAAGGTAGTCGTTGGATAGCGACTACCTTTAACTTTGGAGGGTACTTATGATTAAAGTGTTAGCAAATAAGGTTTTAGCCTTTAGCCAAGGAGAAAAGGACTCTAAAGGAAATTTAATACGAGTAAAAACGGTAGTTGGATTTTGTGAACTGCCAAATTGGGTGGAAAAGGATCCCTACTTTATTGCGGCAAAAAAAGATAAATCTATTCTGGCAGTCGGGTCTTCAAGCGAAAGCGAAACAGTGCTTAAAGAAATGGAAAAGCTCGAAGCCCTTAGATCCGAAATTGCGGTGCTGGAAGAAAAGCGAGACCTAATGGTCAAAGGGGATGGTTCTGGGAATACCCACGACCCCGATGATCAGGCTGGGCCAGCTCCGTCCGATGACGCTCAGACAGATGCGCCTCCGGCAGATATTACGGCAGAAAAAATTACCAAGTCTAAGAAATAGGGTGAGTGCATGACTATCTACGGTTCGCCAAGCCCATATGGTGAAAACGTTGATGCGAGAGTTGAAAATCTAAAAGCTGTTGCATCAAACATCATTAACGGAACAAACCCAAGCTATGCAATAAGTGATTTCTTGGCTGTTTATCCTCAGTTTGGACCAGACGCCGATGATAATTACTTGGTACCTGTTATTGTCTTACAAATGTACATCGACCTCGCTAACGCAACCGTGAAGCAAGCTCGCTATCGTAGCTCGTGGATGGTCTGTATAGGTTTCTTTATAGCCCATTTTGCCACGCTGTATTTACAAGGCACTGCAAGCCCGGGATCATCGGCTGCACAAGTTCTCGAAGCTGGTAAGGCGCAAGGACTCACTACCTCGGAGAGCGTAGACGGAGTATCAGTTAGCACAGACTACAGTGTAATTGCTCAGTCTCTGGGTAGTTGGGCAGCTTGGAATCTTACTTCGTATGGTCAACAATTCGCCACGATTGGACGGATGGTTTCCAAAGGCGGGATGATGGTCAGATGATCGGCGGAAACGTGGGTGTTAGTTCATCCGGAGATGGCCTAAGTCGCATCATGGAGTCCTTGAAAAACCTCTCCAAGATCGACGTACTAGTCGGAATACCCGAAGAGGAATCTAGTCGTGAAGGCGGCAAGGTAACAAATGCCGAGCTTGCCTTCATCCACACTAAGGGATCTCCACTTAACAAGATACCACCAAGACCCTTCGTCGAACCTGCCATTGAAGACTCCGAGAATGCGGAAATGATATCTGTTGAACTAAGGAAAGCCGTAGAGTCTGCCCTTGATGGAGATAAGGACAAAATGAGTAAGGCCTTAGTTAGAGCTGGAATGCAGGGACAAAACGCCGTTCGAGATTGGTTTACGAATCCAAAGAATAATTGGGCTCCAAACTCCCCTTATACCGTTTTAACAAAACTACAGAAAACAAATTCATCCATTGCGAAGGATGCCGTTAGGTACGTTGACGAGGGAGGTAAGTTAGAGGATATTACAGGGTTGGAAGGTATGACGCAACCCATGATCGACACAAATCAACTCCGTAAGGCCGTAACCTACGTAATTCGGGAGAAGTGATGACATGCTAAACGTTAGCAGGGTAATTGGTAGTTCAAAATTCTCTCAACCTTTCACCGTCTGGCGCAAAACAGGCGATTGGGTAGCAGGACGTTTCGTAGAAACTGAGACATCGATCTCTATGTCAGGTGTGGTAACTGCAGCAGGGACTAAGGATATTCTGCAGGTACCCGAGGGTGACAGAACGTCCCAACTCATGGTGTTCCACTCCACTCGGCCCCTATATGTTACACACGATGATGCGCAGGGTAAAGGAACATCCGACGAAATAGAGTGGCATGGTGAGCGTTATAGGCTCCTTCAAATCAAAGACTGGTCTGACTTCGGTTACTACAAGGCTTACGGGACCTCGATGGGAGGAACTTAAATGGCCGACACAATACTTACTCTCAAGCAGTTAGAGGATATCTTTCGGAACCTAACCTGCACGACCTTAGGGCTTAACCCCACCAGTCCTATTAATAATGACAAGGTTCGCCTCGCATGGCCTACTGGCGGAGCTCCCGGGTGGAAGATAACTGAGGATGTAACGTTTCTCAGGGTTGTGGCGACGAATAACTCCTACTCCAAGCAACGCGACATCGAATACACGCCGAACAGTGATTCCGAGGTTAATGAGATAACATCCTACACTCGTCCCCTTCAAGTCTCGTGGACTCTCTATGGGCCAAACAGCTTTGACAACATCGAG